TGTAATCAACTAAACCTAACATAGCATAAACATCACCACCATAAGATGCGATATTCAAATTAATATCTGTACCTGGATTAACCCTCACTAAATAATCACACTTCACTATCGTTGAATATAATGAATCTATATCAAATTCGTAGTTCATGTAAGTGGTATTAGTCTTTGAATTAACACCCCACTCCATTTCTTTCATGTAGAATGCTTCTTCGTTTCTGTAATTCTTTGCCATTATTTACTCCATATCTTCTTCAATTGTTTGTCATCCACCCCATATTTCATAATGATTGTGGTAACTTGTTCTTTAGTTAATATTTCTAAGTGCTCTTCCACTTCTCTCGTACTACATTCAAAGTAATCAGTAAGGTGTTCCATTGCCCACTTTTCAACTTTTGATTTCTTTTTTGATTTCACATATCTTAAGAAAGTTCTACCCTTTGGTAATACATCAATATAAAACTGATATACATTCTTAGGTGCCAACTCCCAATACTTTTGTATTTCATTTACTACAACCAACCACTCTGATTTCATACTAAGAAAACGATGAACCATATAGTTACTCCATGTTTTCTTATCACCATCATCGAGTGATTCCCAATACATTGGATTCTGTACATTTGTAATTTGTTTTATGTGGTCGAATAAACTTTTAGACATTTTTGAAACCTTTTATATAAATAGTTTAGTTTTTTATGAAAGTGTATTATTTTTAATATCGATTTGTATGTGGTGTTCTTGGATATGAACGCCTATACTTTTCGTAATCTTGTGTATCTAAATAATTTGTACCTCTACTCTCACCAATCTCATTGAAATCTCCAAACTCAACACAAGTATCTGTATAGTTCATCTCATCTGATACCAATTGTTGGTTTATCATTAAATTATATTTACCATCCCTAACCGATACAAATACATTATAATTAAAATCTGCGTTAGTGATATCGTTACCTGTAACTAATAATCCTTTTGCCTTAAACTTGATATCATAATCACCTTTTATTTTATACAACAACCACAACCAAACCTTTATATCATCCACTACTGATTGTATAACACTTTTCTTTTTATCTTTAATCACGATGTTTTCATTTGCAAAGTTCAACCAACATGAACTAAAATCTACATCACTTGGTTCACCATGAAACTCCATTGTTTCTATTTGTATCTGATGTGGTTCATGTGTAGAATGTTCCACATCTAAAATCTCTAACAATAGTTTTGTTAATTGTGTTCTTGCAGTTCTATTAAGTGCATTGTTTCTGAAATCATTACTAACCCACTTCTCTAAAAAATTATTATCAGCGATATCATAATCTGATTTGTGAACTTCTAATGGTGTTCCCTCATATAATTGTGTTGGTAACATCAAACTAACTCTACTCAAGTATCTTAGATTCTTATTATACTCTGAAAATCCCATTGGAACATCCGTTGTATTACTAATATAACTTGAGTTCTTGTACAGAAAATGTAGGTTCTGTAAAAAATCCATTGAGTTTTCTTGTGGAAATGCTGGTATCCAATTGATAGATAATCCTATATCATTATTGTGTGTGGTTTTCATCACTTGTTCTATATCATCTGTAGTTTGTCCCTTTTCCATCAACCCTAAAATTTTATTCACTCCACTTTCTACACCAACTTCCATCCATTTCAAACCACTCTCTGCTGCTTTTTTCATCATTTTATCATCCATCTTTTTAGATGTTCTACAATACCCACCCCACTTTATATCATAAGGTAGTTCATGTATTAAATCAATAACCTTTGAGAATTGTTTTATAGAACCATTCATTAATGAATCTACAAACCAAAATTGTTCTACTCCATGTTCTTCATACAATTGTTTTATATCATCTCTAATTTTTTCTGCAGATTTATGTCTGTATAATCTCGTCTCTTGACAGAAAGTACATTTGAATGTACAACCTCGTGCAGTTTGTATTGGTATCATAAGTGATGTTTCTTTGTTTAGATTTCTATACAACTCCATAGTATTAGAATCCCATTTTGGTGGTATCAAATCATTCATGTTTACTATCTGTGATTGTCCACCATAGACTGGTTTTCTACCACTTCTACCCTCTGGTAATGCAGTAGGGAAACTTGGTGCAATTCTATCCCAAATCCAAACACCCTTTACACCATCATAGTTTTGATTAAGTTCATAACTATTTGCCAAATCTCGTATTATTATTTCACCCTCATTTAATCCACAACCAACATCTACAAACTCTCTGTAATATTTTTTACCATCTCTCGTTGCAATCAATCCACCTTTTTCTGAATCAATACAATGTGGTCCACCATACCAAATCTGTACTTTAGGATTTATCTGTTTTATTTTTCTAGCGATATAATCTGTAATTAATATATTGGTTTCATATGTAGTGAAACATACCGCATCAAACTTTGACATTTTATCAATCCAACTATCCCAAAACTTTTCAAATATTTTAACAACATCTTTAAGGTTTTGTTGCAGTTTTCTACCATCCATGATTGGACCTTCTTTATGTGAGAATCTCCAAAACAATTCTCTATCATTTCCAAGATAGTATGCAGATAATAGATTTAAATCTATCTGTTCGGTTTCATGTCCATCATGTTCTAATGCAGCAGACAAACTACCAAGTGCAAACGATGGTGTTATCAATGACCATTGTGGACACAAACATAATGCTATCTTCATTTGAATGTATTGCCTTCCATCCAAGTTATGATAGAATATCGTTTACCTTTTGTGATTGGTGAAACTCTATGTGATAAGAATGATGGAAATACTAATAAACAGCCTTTAGTTCTATTACCTGTAATTAAACCTGTACCCTCTGTATTAGTGATACCAAATTCAAAATCACCACCCTCATAATCTTTACCATCTGATAACTGAATTATTGCAGTAAGTTTTCTCATAGAACATTGATTCCTACCATAATCTGTATGCCAGTTATAAGTTCCACCGATTCCATATTTTAGGAACCTAAGAGTATCTATACTATCTATATCATATTTAAAATATTGTAGGTTTGCAACATTAATTGCACCATTTAATCTTTTGAATAAATTCTCATCATGAAAATCTATATTAAGTGTTTGTCTAACATTCTTATTAACAACATTATCCTCGTAATCACCAACCAACTCACCATCAGTTAGTTCTTCTGTATCGAGTGTTTTTATTAGTTCATCGCACTCTTTATCACTTAAGAAATTTTCTTTGTAAATAACAAATTCAAATGTTTTATTTTCATCATACATAATGGTTACCACCTATAAATGTAACTACAACATATCTATCGTTAGTAGTGAACTCTTTTACTTTGTGTCCAGCAAATGATGGGAACATAATTAGTTTACCAACTTCTGGTTTTACTTTAGTATCCCAAATCTGTAACTCTCCACCTTTGTAATTATCATTCAGAAATAATATCGTGGTAATCTTAGTTGCAGTATTAGTTATATCACCTGGTTGAATATCACAATGTAATGTTTCTGATTCTTCAAAAGTATTCCAATAATATTCTTTCCCATAACAACCTTGAACACCACTTATATCTAATTTAAAACTTAAATCATTTGCAAGGTTAACACATTTGAAAATACTATCAGAAAGTTTTTGATTATCTAACTTAACAAATTTACCATTAGGTACATCATCCCAACCATTTTCTTTTACTTTGAGTGTACCTTGTGATTTAATTTCTGATATTATCTTATCACACTCTTCTTGAGTTAAAAAACCTTTTCGTTCTAAATACCATTTAAATAATTTGTTTTCTTTAAACAAACGCATCCCCTAAATATAATTCTTGAACCACATGTCTTCTACCCTTAGTTACTGGTGATACCCTATGTGATAAGAAACATGGAAAAATAGTTATACTTCCTTTCATCTTTGGAACCTTAAACCACTCACCATTTCTATCTTGTACACCAAACTCTAAGTAACCACCCTCATAACCATCATTTAATTGTACCACTGCTGTTAGTTTTCTTGTATTACTATCCGTTGGATTTAAATCCATGTGCCAATTATAATGTCCACCAATACCATATTCAATATACTTTAACTCTTTATCTATTTCTTGTATATCAAACTTGAAAGATTTATCGTTAACTAACTGAACCATTTGAAACATTTTATCAGATAACCAACTCCAATCTAATTCTGGTATTGCTCTGTTATTATAGTCTTGTGGTTGTTCTAAGAGATAAGATTCTTTTGTGATTCTTACTTCGGGTATAATAGCGTTTTCACGATGTTCTGCTGAATCATCTGAAACACAACCATCAACAATCTTTTCATTATCATTAATGGCTTCTATAATTTCTTGACATTTTTCCGAAGTTAAGAAGTTCGGAATCTGTACATAAAACCTAAAATCATCATTTTTTTTCATTACTTCTTTGGTAAATTATGAACTAATATATCACTTGAAAAGTAAGTATCAATATCCTCTACATCTAATGAGTAAAATGTGGTTGCACTTGATTGACGAGCAGCTGAAGTTACTTCTTCCCAAGTACCATCTTGTTTATATAACTCATCTCCTAC